TTACTACAAATAATTAATGTATAAATAATAATTTATTATAATTATTATATATAATGTCAAGGTATTATGCTAATTATCCACAATATTTAGGTGCACAAAAATGTTGCGATTTAAGAACACAAGGTCCTGTCGGACCACAAGGACCACCTGGACCTGCTGGTATTGGAGAAAGAGGATGGACTGGGCCTGCTGGAGAAAGTTATACTGGTCCCACTGGAAGAGGATGTAGAGGTCCAACAGGTGAACCTGGACCAGCAGGAATACCAGGTGATAGATATTTATCTCCATCTTTACCTGTGGCACTAGCACCCACTCCAGGAGGTTCTGTGTCATTTACAATAAATACAGGACTAGCATATATTCCAGGAAATACTGTAATTGTAGTAGAACAATTTAACCTTAACAATATGTTCGAGGGAATAGTGACAAGTTATAATTCTCTTACAGGCGCTATCACAATATCAAATATAACAAATATTCAAGGATCATTTGGTGGTTTTGTAATTTATTATGTTAACCTTGATGGACTTGATGGACCAACTGGTGTCACTGGACCAACAGGACAACAAGGTGATACAGGACCAACAGGACAACAAGGAGATACAGGTCCAACTGGTTACGACGGATCAACAGGACAAAAAGGTGATACGGGACCAACTGGAGCAAGTCAATGGGTTAATACTGCCTATACAGGTCCTACTGGTCCAGGATATACAGGAATTGGCTACACCGGCGATGTTCAAGTTTTCGGTAATTTGTATGTTTCGGGCGGAATAGACCCTACGTATTTAGCGCTAACACCACAAGTATCAAACCCACTTTCAGCTGGTTTAGAAGGAATATGGATTGAAAACGGAGGTTCATTTAGGGTCCAAAAGACAAGATTAGATGATTTTTCTGGAACAACTTCTGGATATGTAGATATAAATCCAATAAACAATCCACAAATTGTATTATCTGATGGTCTTACACCCACAGAAATAAATGTTGTTACTTTGAATAATAATGCAATATTGTTAAATGATTATTCAGGCCCAGGAACTTCTACATCAATTACTCCAACTACTATATCTACCAACCAAAACCTTACTTTAACTGCGAGTTCTGCTATGTTATTACAAACAACTGGAACTAATTCTAATATAGAATTAAACCCTGAAAGCACTACTGGTGGAATAGTATTTACAGGGAATGCTTTACAAAGTAATAGTGCTGGTGGTAATAGTGGAGAACATCTTGTAATAACTCTTAATGGAATAAAATATAAAATAGCATTATTACAACCTTGAACATTTACATCCATTAGATTTACAATACAAAAAAGGTGTGAAAATATTGTCTTATATTATTATTTATTAGGAATATAAACTATAGAATCATTATGGTCAGCTAAATACCATGTAGGCGATATTAAACATTTATTTTCCAACCAAGCCCAATAATTAACTTCCCAAACCAAAGTTTTTGTTTCATTTAAAAATTTAAAAAAATAATCGTTACTCATATTATAAAAATGAATTAAACTTCTTTTATCGCCAATTAAAAAACCACCGCAAAATCGCCAAACAATATTATTTTTTAAATAATTTATATCATTTATTTTAAAATTCCAGCAACCAGGAAGATAGATAAAATCTTCTTTAAATTTTGTATTTGATATATTCTTTATTTTTAATAATGTGTTATTCATATCTTTAAAAATATATGGTAAACTAAAATCAAACCAACAAAAATAATCTGAATTATATGGATTTAAATCAATTGTCTTTTTTAAAAATTCCAACTTTGCCAACATTAAAAACATATAATTTTTTGTATCTTTTAATTGATTTCTATTATTTGGTAGATTACATAATTCTGGTGTTTCTTCTCCAATTGTATATAATTCAAGTTCATTTATAGATAATGATTTAATAACTTTAAGATTTTTGAATTTTAATTCAAGTTCATTAAATTTACTTTGTAACTCAGGGTCAATAATAATACAAATATTGATGCCTACTTCTAATAAAAGCATAAAATGTTTTAAACGATTTTCAAATGTTCTAGAAATATCATATTCCTCTTCATATACTTTTAAATAAGCAGTAACAAACGTAGTTGACATTTATTAATAATATAATAATATTTATATCATTAATCTAGTATAATAATAATGAATCTATATAGTTTTTATCATAAACACCAATTTTAGTTGTTCTATCCCATACACTATAATTAATTAATACTCTGTCATCTTCAACAACAATACTTAAGCAATATTCAATGGGTTCTCCTTCAAATTTAAATGGTGCAGAATAACGTAATAAATTCATATTCGAATCGAATACTGATATGATGTGATAATAATGTCTTGGTGTTTCATATGAAACAATATGATTTACAAACCATATCTCAGGTTCTGTTATATCAATTTTAATATTACCATTATTATTCTCTTCAAGTTTTTTATTATAAACAAATCCACAACTAGAACCTCTTACTCGAGAGAAGATTTTAGGTGTAGTTTTAGTTTCAATAACACTAATATCATTATTTTCAAGTTTACAAATCCTTAAAGGATGCCAATCATAGATAATATGCGTTTCATCTTTATAATCTACAAAAACCCAATTTTTTTCACATGATGAATTATTAAACGATTGTTTTAATTCATTTAATTCAAATTTATTCGTATTTAAATCATATTCACCAGAGACAATACCAATCTTATTATTTGAATGATAACCAGTTCCGATATACAATAACTTATTTTTGTAATTATCATAAAAAATTTTAACATCTTCAATACCAATATATAAACGTTCATCAAATAATAGATCCATCCATCCTTCTTTTATAATTTTAAAATTTTTGTCAACGTCAACAAATTTATTTACAGATATAATATGTTTTTCACAATTTTTGTAGGAACCATTACCTTCAATATAATAATTAACATATCTAATATTAATGAAATATCCATCAGAATTGTGTTTTTTAATTAAACAACTAGAGGAGGATACAAAATTAATATTCTCCCCGTTAATTACGGAAGTAATATTGTTATCAGCATTTAATAATCCTTTTTTTTGTAAAACGTTTTTATAAAATTTCATATTAGATAAAACATTATCTAATTCAAGTTGATTGGTAGAGTTATTAAATATTATAATAATTTCTTTATCAATATTAGTAATATTACAATAACCAGCAAATATTGTAAATTCATAATAAATCTTATGTAAATAAACATCATTATATAAGAAAAGATAAGAATCTCTGTTTTCATTTTTATCAAGAATTTCTTTTGCTAAGTTGTAAAATTTTAAGCACAATTTATGTTTAGATACAATTCTATAATGTTTAATAATTTCATATATTCCTTCAAGACGTTCAGGGTAATAGTCATAACCTTCTAACCAATAAAATAAAGCGTCCGCAAATTTATTAATATTTTTAAAACATAAGCCAATTCTGTAATAACTATACCAAACTTCTTCTTTCCAACCACCTAATTCAATTCGTTTTTTATATACATTAATAGCTTCTCCAAACCGTCCGGAATCATGATAACTATTAGCTAGATAAAAATAATAACGTGCATTATTAGGTTCTTCTTTTATGCCATCAAGAAGTAATCTAATATCACGTTCAAATTTATCATTTTTAGAGCCTCCGTCACCAATATCTCTAATAAAAATAACCTTTTTATCTAGAGAAAAAATAGTGCTATTTTGTGGTATATCAATATATTCATGTGTAACTCCAACATATTTATATAGTCCATTATTTTTAACTATTCTCAAGTTTTGATAGTAAAATGAATCATTTCCTTGAAGAATATTAAAACTTTCCGCTTTATCAAGATTAGATTTATCAAATTTTTTTACTTCAAGAATCATGTCAGCATCAAGAAATAACACGTAATCAGATAATCCAATACAAGCCTGTAAAGCAAAATTACGATTATGACAAAAATTTTTAAAAGGTTCATTAACAATTTTGCCAGGGATTTTTTTTTCTTTAAAATAACTTTCAATAACTTCAATTGTATTATCTGTTGAACCAGTATCACAAATACAATAAGAATCGATTATAGTTAAAACAGAATCAAATAATCTTTTAATAATGCGACTTTCGTTTTTAACAATCATATTTAAACATAAAGTTGGTTTTTTTTGCTCATTTAATACAAGTTCCATTTTAATATATTAAAAATAAAAAGTATTTAAATTAAAATATATCATATAAATATATAAAATGGCATTCACAAGATTTAAATATGACAATTGTAGAACAAAAAAATCATTACAGCAATCAACCGATCCAGGTAGATGGATATTAAATGTTCCAGGAAATGGTGATAATCCTTGTTATATAGAAGATCCACAAATTATTCCTCAAAAATGGGCAGCAAACTTAAGAACAAATACAATTAATTTAGAGAGTGATTTAAGGGGTGTAAATAGAATTTTGAGTAGAGATTGTTTAGGAAAAAATGAATATCAAAAATATAACGTGCCAAATCAAGCTATTCAATATCCAACATGTAATAAATTAACCACAGAACAATCTAGAGCAACAAATCCTGTCTGGTGGTATAGAGATTTAGAACAAAATAATTTTGAATATCCACAATTAAATCCACAAGCAAACGTATGTATTCCATTTCAAAATAACTTAAGTTCAAGAATTTTAGAAAAGGACTACTTCACTCCAAAGAGAGATTGTGTTTTAGAAGAGACAAAAAATATGTTGCCAACAAGTTATAATCTAATTAGAGGTAATTATGTAGGTGGTCCTACAATTTGTGCTCAGACTAATTCATGTCAAAGTATTAATTAAAATTTATTTAATTGACATTTAGATTATTATATATGAATTAAAATATAATACTCTATATATATAAATATGGAAATAGCAGTACCTTTAATAGCATTAGGTGGTATGTATGTAATATCAAATCAAAAAAATGAAGATTGTACTAAAAAAGAAATCAGAAAAATGACACAAGAAAATTTTGTAAATATGGGGATTAAAACTAATCTAGCTACAAGAGATAGTGAGAGATTTGGTAATTATTTACCAAATACGAATACTCCTCAACAAAATTTCCCTGTATTAAACATAAATCAATCTGTTGATACTATTCAAAATTATCCAAATCCAAATTCAGCTACAGATAAGTATTTTAATCAAAATTTCTATCAACAAAAAGAGAGAAAAGGTGTAGATGTAGGAAAAAATCCACAAGATATTTTTTCTCTTACTGGTAACTACTTAAAATCCGACCAATTTAAACATAATAACATGATACCATTTAATGGTGGTAAAGTTAAAGGTCGCACTTATGACATGAATATTACAGAATCTGTTTTAGACAATATGATCGGTTCGGGTTCTCAAACTATTAAGAAAATTGAGCAAGCACCTTTATTTAAACCTGAAGAAAATATGCAATGGGCTTATGGTATGCCAAACCAAAGTGATTTTTATCAATCTCGAGTAAATCCTGGAGTAAAAAATAATAATGTTAAACCATTTGACACTATTATGGTTGGTCCAGGTTTAAATCAAGGTTATAGTATTAATGGAAGTGGTGGATATAACTCAGGAATGGAAGCAAGAGATAAATGGTTACCTAAGACAGTTGATGAATTAAGAGTTGATACTAATCCAAAATTAGAATATGAATTATCGGGACACGAAGGACCTGCTGACTCAATTATTAAAACAGCAGCTACCACTCAAATGTTGGGTCGTGTTGAAAAACAAAGACCAGATACTTTTTTTATTAATACTCAGGATCGTTGGTTAACAACTACTGGAGCATCTAAAGGAGAAACATTGAGACCAATTCAAGAGATGGGTATCGTAAGAAAAAATGACATTCCTATTGATTATATGGGACCTGCAGGGGCTATTGATGTGAAAGCTACCACTGCTCCACAAAACTTTGAACCATCAAAACGTCATGAAGTATTAGAAGGAGGTGTTAATCATGGAATGGCAGTTGGAAGAGGCGACCATACTGATAAAGAAGGGTTTTTACGTAGTCATACAAATTATGAAAATCATCGTTCGTCAGTTAGACAACCAGATACAATGAGAAGCGGTTTTGGTGGAGCTATTGGTGCAGTTATTGCTCCTTTAATGGATATTTTAAAACCAACTAGAAAGGATGAAACCATTAACAATGTTAGAGTTTATGGAGAAGGTGCTTATTCAATATCAAAAGGTCCAGTTTACAATCCACAAGATTCTACGCCAACCACCATTAAGGAAACTACATTACATAGTTTGAATTTCAATATTAATGGACAAAAAGATGGTGTTTATGTTAATAATTATACTAGTCCTGATTTAACACAAAGAGATACTACAAGCAGTGAATACTATACATCTGCTGGTGGGTATGCTACTGGTTATGGTGATATGAATTATGATGCTGCATATAGACAACATAATAACGACATTAAATCTCAAACTATTTATAACAGACCCAATCAAGGCGGAACCCAAATATTTAACCAACAAATGAATGTTCATTGTAAAGATGATAATGATAGATTTTCAGGTAGAGTTAATCCCGCTTACTCTAATTTAAGCTCGTTGCCTCCATCTGCTCAAACTTATGGTGCTATTCGTGCTCCACAATATTATAATGAATGTTATGGTTGTGATAGAATTAATCCTGATATATTAACAGCATTTAAAAATAATCCATATACACAATCACTAACTAGCTCTGTATAATTTTTATAAATTATTGATAAATTAATTTATAAAAATTTTAACACGTAATAAATTTATATTGAATCTTTTACGTTAAACCAGATAGACAAGATAGACAAGATAGACAAGATAGACAAGATAGACAAGATAGACAAGATAGACAAGATAGACAAGATGAGGTAGAAAAATAGTCCCGTATAATGTATAGATTATGGAATAGAAGAGTTTGTAAAACATGAGGTTGTTATATTACAATATGGATAAAAATAAACAGGCAATAAATATGAGTTATGAACAATTTTACAAAATTCTTACTAATCGCTTAATTAAATCAATTAATAAATACGTTTTATTTAAATATAAAAACACTCCATAAAATATAATAACATTATGTCATTAAATATTCATCAAAATATAAAAGAAAAATTAAATTATTTTCATAAAATAAATAAAATTCCGAACATTCTATTCCATGGTCCAACAGGTGCTGGTAAACGTACTATTGTTAATGAATTTGTCCATAAAATTTATGATAACAATAAAGAGAAAATCAAAACTTTTGTTATGTATGTAAATTGTTCACATGGTAAAGGTATTAAATTTATAAGAGATGATTTAAAATTTTTTGCTAAGACACATATTAACACAAATGGTGGCAATAATTTTAAAAGTATTATATTACTTAACGCTGATAAATTAACAATGGATGCTCAATCCGCATTGAGAAGGTGTATAGAATTATTCAGTCATAATACTAGATTTTTTATTATAGCTCAGGATAAATATAATCTAATGAAACCAATTTTATCAAGATTTTGTGAAATATATGTTTCCGAACCAGTTATTAATTCTCAGCCAGTAAATCTTTATAAATATAATTTAAATCAAGTCTTCGATATGAAAGATATAAAAGCACAAAAATTAGATTTGCTTAAAAAAGAACTTACAAAATCAGTTACGAAAAAAATTTCAATTGAAAATTTAATGTTGTTATCTACTAAACTATATGAAAAAAGTTATAGCGCATTAGATATTTTACATTTATTGGAAAACCCAAAGTTTTTAGATAATATACTTAATACAGAAAAAAGATATGAATTATTAATTTGTTTTAATCGTATAAGAAGTGAATTTAGGAATGAGAAACTTTTAATATTGTTTATATTAAATTTTGTTTTTTTAAGTTCAGAATTATCTTTAGAAAATATAAGTTTTATGTAAATGGACGATTTTAATGTAAGTGCGCTTCACGAATCTAAAAATGAATGGGGAGCTAGATTAGTTACTATATTAACACCATTAATAATTGATGGATATAAATCTATACTTGAAGAATCTATTAAACTTTGTAAAGATAATAATGAAATGGATAAATATTTAATGACCTTTCAAAATTTAATATCTCGAATTCCAAAGTGGAATCAACAGATAGTGGAGAATGAGAGAAAAAGAATATGTGAAAAATCAGCATGTAATTATTTAGAAGATTTAGTAACATGTGTTCATATTATTCAGCTTAAAATTTTAACTGCTATGAGAGTAGGACAGAAACAAAAAAAAATTGATATTAATGTTCCAAAGTTAGATGATTTTATTCATAAAGTTTATATTAATGTAGCAAGAAAAGTGTATAAGAATGTATATTTATTTCAAGTAGGCATTGAACCATTACAAATTCAAAAAAATTATAGAGAACTAGAAATAATTGTTCAAGAATGTATATTAAATACATTAAGGGAAAGTATACCAGTTGAAGCTATATTAAAAGCTTATATGGATGAATCTATTGAGGAAGATGTTATTGAAGAAATTAAAGAAGAAGTTACTCATGAGCCTATAATTGCTCCTGAAGAAAAATCTTCTATTGTAGATGAATTACAAAAAAGTGGTGTTACTTTTAATGATATCGATTACGTTCAAACTGATAATGGAGTATCACAAATTACCGCACCAAAAAGTATAGATAGATTGGAAGAAATTAGCGTAATGAGAAATGAACAAAGAAAAAAAGAATCTGGTGATGACGATGATGATGATAATGTAAAATTAACAATTTCAGAACAAAATTTTAATCTAGATAGTTCAGATATTCATAATATTGAAGAACCAAAATTAGATTTACTGCCAGATTTATTAATAGACGAAATTGAAATTTTAGAGTAATTTGCGTAAAATTAATAATAAGTTTGTTCTTGGTTAAATTAATAAATGACAAATATA